CAACTCAGGATAAAATGTTTATAAGATTTTCTGACCAAGAAGATATAACAGACTATACCCCTACATCAGTTAATACAGCTGGGACTTTTAGAATAGACTCTGGCACAAAGATAGTAGGAGCTGTAAAAGGTAAAGACTATATTTTAATTTTAACTGATACGTCAGCTTATGTTATGCAGTTTGTTGGACCACCTTTTACTTTTTCTATAAGACAAGTTGGATCTAATTGTGGTCTTATTGGACAACATGCTGTGTATTATGCAAATGGTGCTGTTTATTGGATGGGCCAAGCGGGTGGATTTTTTGTTTATGATGGTACTGTTAAGTCATTACCATGTTTAGTAGAAGATTTTGTTTTTACAAATAAAGGAGATAATTTGGGTATTGCTTATGACCAAGGAGAACAAATTTATGCTGGATTAAATCATCTTTATGAAGAGATAAGCTGGTTTTATCCAAAATCTGGTTCAACATTAATAGATAGGGTTGTAACTTACAATTACACTGAAAATACTTGGGTTACTGGATCACTTTCTAGAACCACTTGGTATGATGCTACATTATACGATAATCCTTATGCCACAGAATTTTCATCAACAGGTACTCCTTCTTTTCCTACGATACAAGGAGTTACAAATCAAAATGGTGCAACAACTTACTATGCTCACGAGATTGGTAATAATCAAGTAGACTCTACTGGAGCTAAAACAGCTATTCCTGCTTTCATACAATCTGGGGACTTTGATTTATCTCAGGGAGGGGATGGTCAATTTTTTATGAGCATAAGAAGATTCATACCTGATTTTAAATTACTTACTGGTGATGCACAGATCACTATAAATTTAAGAAAGTTTCCTGCCGATGCTGCAGCGTCCTCGCCTCTCGGCCCTTTTACAATATCTAGTTCTACAGAAAAGGTTGACACCAGAGCAAGATCAAGATTTGCAAGTATTAAAGTTGCAAATACTTCAACGGATCAAAGTTGGAGATATGGCACTTTTAGAGCAGATGTACAGCCAGATGGAATGAGATAATGGCCAGAGTTGATATTGTAATACCTGAACCAACACCTGTTTACACACAAGATAATCAAAGGCAAGTTGCTCAATCTTTACAAACTTTAAAAGATAAGTTAAATACTTCTTATCAACAAGAATTAAAAAACGAACAGGATGCATTTAATTATTTTTTATCATGACAATACAATATAAAAACGCTGGTATAAATCTTGCAAATACAGATACTACAGACATTTTGACATCACCTTCTGGGGCTAGATGTCTTGTTAAACAAATTCAAGTTGATAATTCATCCTCAGGTGCTGTTGATTTATCTGTGCAAGTCACTGATAGTTCTGCCTCTGCTACTTTTGCAATCTGGCGAAAAGCCATAGCAGCAAATACAGTAGAAAATATTATAGAAAAAACTTTAGTATTAGAAGAAAGTGATGTCCTTAAAATGACAGCAGGCACAGGTGGTGAGATACAAGGTATTGTGAGTTATGCTCAGATAGACAGATCTCAAGAGAATGGTTAAAAAGCTTTTAGGCTTGAGACTTTGCGAACACGATAGTAACATTTCATATTTTGATGGTGAGAATGTCCATTATATAAAAACTGAAAGAATATATAAAACTAAACATCACGGATATAACAATCTTTATGATTGGGAAAAAGATATTTTTAAATTATTTAATGTAAAATCAAATGATATTGATGAAGTAGCCATAATAATAGACCCATGGAGACATAATCAACCAACAAATAACGAAGAGTTTTTTCCTCATTATGATTATAAATTTTTTCCCCATAAAAATACAATAAGATTAAATCACCACTTAGCACATGCGTTGAGTTGTTGGCCTATTTATTTTGAAAGGCCTGAATATGAAATAGTGATAGATGGGTTTGGAGATCAGAATAATGCATGGACAGTTTTTAAAAATGATAGGGTTTTAGAAAGAGGTTATACAACATTGCATGGATCATTAGGCATGGCCATGTGTCATGTAGGAATGGTTCTTAAAATAGGTGGAGAGAACGAGATTTATGATATTGCAAGTAAACTTATGGGTTTTCAAGCTTATGGAAAATTAATACCTGAATTTAAAAAAAAATTAAATTACGATCTATATTCTATAAATAAACTTTTTGATTTTAGTAAATATAATGAATTTATTGGTGATGAATTGTTAGCTCATTGGAAGTCACTAGATTGGATTAAAACCGTGCATGATAAGGCATCTGATATATTAGTAAAATTTTTTGAAAACATAACTAAAAATAATTACGATGCTAAAATATCCTATTCAGGAGGAGTTGCACAAAACGTAGTATGGAATACTGCTTTAAAAAATAAATTTAAAAATTTAATTATTCCGCCTCACTGTAATGACGAAGGATTATCACTAGGAGCTTTAGAATACTTAAGAATTAAAAATAATCTTAAAAAATTTAAATTAAATAACTTTCCATATATACAATCTGATAACAGTCCTAAAACTGAACCAGATCATTCAACCATTGAAAAAACTGCTAATTATTTGAAGGAAGGTTTAGTTGTTGCTTGGTATCAAGGAAACGGAGAGATAGGACCTAGAGCCCTCGGTAATAGGTCTTTGTTATTTAACCCTATAATTAAAAACGGAAAAGACATTATTAATGAAATAAAAAAAAGAGAACCTTATAGACCTTTTGGGGCTTCAATTTTAAAAGAACATGTGGGTAAATACTTTAATACTAATTTAGATAATCCGTTTATGCTTCTTGTTGGTAATATAAAATCTAAAAATTTTCCAAGTATCACTCATATAGATAATTCCTGTAGGTTTCAAAGTGTAGATAAAGAGCAAAAAATATATTATAACCTAATAAATGAATTTTATAAAAAAACAAATATTCCAATGTTATTAAATACTAGCTTAAATAGCAGAGGTAAACCAATAATGTCTAGCGTTACCGATGCGATTGAATATTTTAAAAATTCAAAAATAGATGTACTAGTGGTAGGTAATAAAATTTATAAGAAGTAATGAGTAAAAAAAAACCACTATTTGGCGTTAATACTTATAAAGGTTCAACTAGAAAAAAAAGACCAGGTCGTCATAAAAAAAGACTTAACAAAAACGAAAAAAGAATGTATAAGAAATACAACAAACAAGGGAGATAAATGACCGACATTCCAAAAATACCAGCTGAAGCAAAAGAAATTATTAAGAACAAAAGGACTGGAAAAATCTATGCTGATAAAGCTGAGTTTGATGCAGATGTAGCTGATCCTAATACTGATACAGTTGCTGAGGATTTCAGGCAAGATTTAGAGATTAAAGTTACTAGGGTAAATATTGAAGCATTCACAAAAAAATGAAACTAACACAAGAAGAGAATTTTTTTCCTAACTTGGATTCAATTTTACCACAAATAAAAAAAATACCTTTATATAGTGTAGATGACTTTAAAAAATTAAACAAAACACATGGTGTTTACCCAGGTTTAAGAAGTGAGCCTTTAATTATTTCATGTCCTATACTTCATCAATTTATTATAAATTTAATTTTACAAAAAAATATTTTAAAAGCAGGTGATTGGCATATAAAATCTTTTTTACATTTAAGATTGAAAGAACATGAAACTAAGGATTGGATACATGAGGATCAAGACGAATATTCAGCTTTAATATACATATCGAATACAAATCTTTCTTCTGGAACAAAACTATATGATAAAAATGAAAATGTAATTAATGATATTAAATTTGTTAAAAATAGATATGTGATGTATTCGAGTAATTATAAACATATGGCATATGGTGCACACGGATCTTCTATTGAAGATGGTAGATTAACTTTGAATATTTTTTTTAATAGGATAAATAATGGAACCTAGAGGTGCTACTGAATTACAAATGGAAATGTTACAAAAATATGTTTCCAAAGATATTTTAGATCAAGTTCAAATATGCACTTCTATACCAGGTAAAGTTCCAATTGATCCTAACAAATTAAATATTCTTTGGCAAAAGAATGCATACAATCAACCTAACTTACAAGAATTTTTTAGAAACAAAGATAGGCATAAAGAATACGATTGGTATGTTTTTAATAGTCACTGGAATTATGAAAAATTTAGATACGTTTTTGATATACCTACAGAAAGATCAGTTGTTATAAAAAATGGTTTAGATTATTTTCCTAAAAGAAAAATTTATAAAAAAGGGGATCCAATAAAAATTATTCATCATTGTACGCCTTGGCGTGGTTTAAATGTTTTATTGCTTGCCATGCAAGATATTAAAGATCCTAATATAACTTTAGATGTTTATTCATCTTCTAAAGTCTATGGTAGTGAATTCAGTGAAAACAATGATCAGGATTTTTATGCCCTTTACGACCAAGCTAAACAATTACCAAACGTAAATTATATTGGTTATAAACCCCATGAGTATATTAAGGAAGTTATGCCAAATTATGACATGTTTGTTTATCCATCTATTTTTGAAGAGACTTCTTGTGTGTCAGCATTAGAGGCATTAGCATCAGGTGTGCATGTTATTACAAATAACTTTGGTGCTTTATATGAAACATGTTCAGAGTGGCCAGTGTATATTAGTTACTCTACTAATTATGAACAAATGGCTCAGGACACCGCAGTCGCCATAAAAACAGCTGCAAATTATTTACATGAGGATTTTATTCAAGACCATTTAGAAGATCAACAAAAGTTTTATAAAAAGTTTTATCACTGGAATAAAAGAAAACACGAATGGACTACATTTTTGAAAGGTGCTTTAAATGAAAAAAAATGATCAATTTGTAAATGAAGATACGTATCAAACTTTGACTGAGTTAAATGTAGATGCAGAATTAAATGATAAGGCAAGAATGCCTTTATGGAAGAAAAAAACTCAAAGAGAAAGCAAAAAAGATTATTCTATTTTTGTAGCTACACCTGTGCATAGTGAATGCTCTATACATTACGCACAAGCTTTATTAGAGTTTCAAAAACTGTCATTAGAGAAAGGAGTTGAAACACAATTTTGTTTATTAAAATCTTCTTTGATTACTCAAGGAAGAAACTTGTGTGTATCTGCTTTTTTAGAAAGTAATAGAACACATATGCTATTTATAGATTCAGATATTTACTTTCATTCTCCTTCTATTTTTAAAATGATTGAAAAAGATAAGGAATTAATTTCAATACCATATCCATTAAAAGTTATGATGTGGGATAAATTGTTTAATAAAATACAACAGGGTCAAGTTAAAAAACCACAGGATTTAAAAAAATGGTTAAATTCGTATCCTATGAAAGTAAACGATCCAAATAGTATAACTTTAGATAATGGTGTAATGGAAGTTACGCATAGTCCAACTGGATGCATGTTGATTAAAAGATCAGTGTTTGAAAAAATGATAAAAGCTTATCCTGATAAGGGTATTGTTCAAAAAACAGTTATAAACGGTAAATATGTAGATAGACCACATATGTGGAATTTTTTCGACTGTCTACATGATCCTGAGACTAAATCATATTTAGGAGAGGATTTTAGTTTTTGTAAATTATGGAAAGACATAGGTGGTAAATGTTACGCTTATGTAGACTCTGGCATAGCCCATATAGGAGAACATGCTTATGAAGGTCGTTTTGCTGATGAGTTGATAAGCAAAGAGTAAAATGGTAATATATGCTATAATTAGGAAATTAGTATATGGATCCATTTACAATAGCATTAGCCACATTTGGCGTACAAAAACTTAGAGGAAAATCAACAAAAAGAGCATTAAGAGATGCAGCCATTGTTGGCACTGGTTCTTATGCTTTAGGACAAACAGCATTAGGTGCTAATTTAGGGATAGGGCAAGGCTCTGCTTTTTCATCATTAGGTTTTGGTCAACAAGCTGCAGCAATGCCTCAAGGTAATTTAGGAACAAGTTTTTTAAACCGAGCAAACATGCCAGCAGGGACAGAAATAGGTGTAGATAAATTTGGAAGAACAATTACATCAAGAGGTGGAGAATTATCTGGTTTAAATGTTGTGCCAAAAGCAACAGAGAAAAAAGGTTTGAGTGCATTATTACAAAAAGCAAAAGATAACAAATTAGAAACAGCTTTATTAGCTTCATCAGTTTTACCTTTATTAGGAGGAGATGACGTACCAGAATTTAAACCACCGTTTACTGAAGAAGATTATAAAAGAGAGTACAAAGAACAATCAGAAAAATTAAAAGGTGGTTTTGAACCAGCAACTAATGTGATGCCTACACGAGCAGAAACATTTGGTTCAAATATGTTTTACGCAAATCAAGGTGGTCTTGCAACTGCCATACCAAAATATAATCAAGGTGGTGTAAATTACTTACCATCTAAAGTTGATCATGATGAAAACGATGTAAATAATTATGTAAGAGCAGAGGGTTATGTTGAAGATGGAGCAGGAGTTGGAGACAAAGATGAAGATACAATGTTAGCACAATTAGCTGATGGAGAGTTTGTATCACGAGCAGACGCAGTATTAGGTGCAGGTATTTTATCTGGTGCAGATCCAAAAAATTTTAAAGGTATGAGAAAAGCTGGTGCAGACTTTTTTTACGATCAACAAAAAAAATTTAAAAGAATTTACGACATAACAAATGCAGCCAAACAAAATTAAAATAAATAAAAAGGTAGAGGTTCTAGAAGTTTTTCCAAACTTGCTTGATGAGTACTGGAGCTTAGTGGATTTTATGTTGAGAGAGGGTTTAAAGTATGACGGAGATCCGATGAGTATAACCAATTTAAAAACTATGATTAAAAAAGGCCAGTTACAATTATTTATCATGTTCGGATCTGATGATGGATCTCAATATAAAGTATTCGGTGTTTGTGTTACACGAATCACGGCCCTTCCTAATTTTAATCAGTGTGAAGTAATTTTACTCAAGGGCGAGAAAAGAGAATTGTGGCAAGACGAACTCGCTGATACAATAGAAAAACTTGCAAAATCTGCAGATTGTAAAAGAATTGCAGTTCACGCAAGACCAGGTTGGCAACCTTTTTTGAAAACAAAAGGTTGGGGTGTAAAAAGATATTTATATACTAAGGAGATTAAATAATGAGTTTTATATTTGGTGGTGGTGGTAGCAGTGCTCCTGCATCTACTTCAGGGACCTCAGTAGTTACGCAAAGAGAGGCTCCGGGAGTTGAGGCACGGAAACTTTCTTTATATGATCAAGCAGCTGCATTAGCCGCTAAACCGGTATCATTGCCAGCAATACAAGTTGCTCCTTTATCAGGAATAGAACAAGCTGCAATAACACAAGCGGGCCAAACAGGTGTAGGTGCAGGAACTGTAGGTCAAGGTATAAGTGCATTACAAGGTGCACAAGCTGCCCCAAACATATCTGCTTTTTTAAATCCTTTTCAATCTTTTGTAACAGATGAAATAACAAGACAAGCACAAATAGCAACAAATCAATTAGGTGCACAAGCAGTTGCAAGTGGAGCTTTTGGTGGAGGCAGACAAGGGATCGCAGAAGCTGAAATAGAAAGAGCAAGACTTGCTAATATTGGTCAAGCTCAAGCACAAGGATTTCAAACAGCTTTAGCTGGAGCTCAAACACAAAGACAACAACAATTGGCGGCAGGTTCTGCTTTAGGTCAATTGGGTGCGCAACAACAAGCAATGTCATTAGCCGATATTCAAGCTCAGATGCAAGCAGGTGGTGTTCAAAGAGGTATTGGTCAGGCTGCTCTAGATGCACAAAGACAAACAGCTCTACAAAGATCTTTTGAACCTTTCCAAAGAATAGAATTTTTGAAAGGTATAATGACTAATTTACCAACAACACAGAGTACACTTACGGCAACAACAGCTCCCGGTGCAAATCCAGTTGGACAAGCAATAGGCGCAGGTTTAGGTGCATATTCTGCTTACAACTTAATGCAACCGAGGTAGTGATGGATAAAGTTTTAACAAGAAAATTATTTAAGGATCGATATTTTAAATCACTTAAACCTACTATAAAACATTTTCAAAAAGGTGGTTTAGGCTCATTAACTCCAAAAGAAAAAGCTATTTATGCAGCAACTCTTGCAGCACCATTGTTACAAGCCAAAGGTAGTGGTATAGGACCAGTATTCTCTGCATTAGGAGAGGGAATTGGAAAATTACCGGCAACTATTTTATCTGTAGAAAAAGCAAAAGGGTCTGGATCAGGTGTTAGAACTTTATCTGCTGAGGAGGTCAAAGCTTATAATCTTCCAACTGGAACAATAGCACAAATGTCAGCTGACGGAAAAATTAATATTGTTTCTAAACCATCAGCAGAACAAATAAAACAAATTCAAGGTGGTAAAAGAGTAAGAAGTATTTTATCTAAAATTCAAGATGATTATTATAGGCTTGGTAAGCCAGTTGGTTTTGCTGACATAAATAGAATAAAAGCTACATTAGGTAGAGCAGGAGGAACAGCATACTCAAAAGATTACGCATCTATGAAAGCAAAAATTCAACAAGCGACTTCATTTATAACACAAGCGATTTCGGGTGCTGCTGTCTCTGAACAAGAAGCTAAAAGAATTACAAAATTAATACCACAACTTGGAGATACAGAGGCTACATTTGAAGGTAAAATGAAAGCATTAGATGGTTATTTTGCAGATGCAATAAAAATTGCTGAAAACAACAATGCAGACTTTATGACTGCCATGGAGATAATGGAGCAGTCAGGAGCAGGCGCAGAAAATTACTTAGACTTAGCAGGAGAGGTATCTTTAGTCAAAGAAGGCGATGTAATTGATGTTACAAGAAATTAGGAAATTATATGTCAGAAATAATTATAAGTGGACAAAAATTTAAAATCAAAGGAGATCAACCTACTCCTAAAGAACAATTAGCAATAGATACATTTTTATCTGGACAAAAACAAAAAAGAACTTTTGATTTTGATACAGAAAATGAATTGATGATTAGTCCAGAAGATGTTTTATTAGATGCTGAAAAAGGTAAATATAACAAAGATACAGAGAGTTTTTTAAAAAGCCCAACTTTTATGAGAATAGTAACAGAAGTTGGATTATCAATCGCTGGGGGTGTGGCTGGTGTTGCCTTAGCTCCTGTAACTGGAGGAGGATCTTTAGTAGCTGCAGGTGCTTTAGCAGCAAGGACAGCAAGACTTGTAAGACCCTTATTAAACATATCAGCTAACACAATGCAAAAAGTGGGATTTGCAACGGCAGGTGCAGGTATTGGGGGTGCAGCTGGTGCTGGTATTGCACAGACATTTGACCCTAGAGAAAGTATTGTTAGAGAAGTTGCAAGGGGTGCAGCACAAGGTGCTTTTGGTGAAATTTTAGGTTTTGGTTTAGCAGGAGGACTCTCTAGAGCGTATAACAAAATTACAAAAGGAACTATTGATACTATTGCAGGTGCTGAAAGAGCTACCCATATGTTAGCAAGAGATAAAGAATTTTTTAAAGTTCTAAGAGAAATTGATGAAGGTAAATCCATTACTAAAGAAAGATTAGATGATTTGTCTAAAATTAAACTAGATAAAAATAAAAATATTGAGAGAGATGGATTGACAGAGGAACAATTAGCTATTTTAAAAGATCCTGAAAGAGCTCGACAGTCTATAGATAAATTTAAAACTAGATCATCATCATTTTTTAAAGATATAGAAAAAGCAAACATTACACCGGGATTTATAAGTGAAAACAATGTAATAAATTTTATGTCAGCTGCTGCTAGAAGTGCGATTATAGGGTCAGGTAAATTAAGAACAGCTGAACAAACTGGAAAGATGGCAACTTTAAACGGTATTGATGCATTTGTAGATCAAACACTTCAAGGATTTAAAACTTTAGATGGAATTGCATTTGATGATACGGGTTATGCAGTAGGGAAGTTAGTACAAGATGCAGTAACAAATAATAAAACTCTTTATGAAACAACAAAAAGAGGTATGTGGAATGACCTAACAGATCAGATAAATAGAGTTGCACGAAGACCAGATGGAACATTTGATCCTAAATTTGATATAATTATAAAAGGTGCTCCTAGAACACTAAATGTTTTAGAAAGACAGGTAGGTGGTAATTACTTAACTAAACCAGTTTCAAGTCTAGACGATTATGTAGGTAAGTCTCTAAAAGAATTTGCAAATATTAGAAATACTGATGAAGGAGCAGAAATATATAAAATGCTAGGTTTAGTTGATGGCATGGGAGAAAGAATGAACTTTATTGATTTTAGAAGAGTTTATACATCAATAGGAAATATGAGACCAGTAGGAGAAGCAGCGTCTGTTAGAGCTGAACTTTTAAAAAGAATGGAGGCTATGATGTCTAACTCTCCACTACCAAGTAGCTTAAATAATTTAAGACGAACAGCTGCACAGTTCTCTAATTTTGGTGCTAACTTTTTTAGAGATGCAACCCTTAAAAAAATTATGAATACTCAAAGAGGACAGGAGACAATTTATAAACAAATAGTGGCAGCTAATAAAGAAAGTTATTACGATTCGTTTTTTAAATTATTAGACGAGTCTAAGACAACTATAAATGGTAAAGTATATGATGTGTTTCCTAATAAAGAATTAATTAAAGATTCTGTAAGAGGACAATTTTTCAAAGATTTTTTAAATAATTCAAGAGACTTGTCAGGTCAGTATCCAATATTAACAAGAGGTAAGGCTACTAAGTTTTTAGAGCAACACAGATTTTTAATGAAAAAAGATGGTTTCTTAACAAGTACTCAATCAAAAGCAATAGAAGATTATACGAAAAGTATAAACATACTTGAAGGTAAAATTAAACAAGCAGCTGAAGCTGGATCTAATCCAGTAATGTTTTTACAATTAAATCAAGCTGGGGCTCTATCACAAGGTCTTGGTTTATTTTTAGGAGGCACAGGAAGTATCGATCCTGGCACTGCTGCGTTTTTTGTATTAGGTCCTGCAGGTATAGCTAGGGCTTTTTCAAGTCCAAAAATTACTAACTTATTAATAAATGGTTTGGGTGGTAAAGGATTAACAATTGATTCAACACAAAAACTTACAAGATATTTCGGACAACTATCCAGTGCGTTAGTTAATGAGGGTTTGATGCCAGCTGAGGATGCAACAGCGATGATGAGTGAAATAGAAGGTAACAAAACACAATATGATAATTTTTTTAGAACTGGAATATTAGAAGGGGCACAAGGAGATATACTACCTAATCCAGAGGCTGCACCTCCTATTGAGGTTAATACAGGTAGAGGAAGAACAATTGTAAATCAGCCGCCAACAGATACAGCTAACATACCATTACCACAAGTTGCACCATCTAACCTACCTATTGGTGGAGGCCAACAATCTAATTTACAGTTGGCACAAGCCTTAAATCTTTTTAATAAAGGGGGTATTGTAAGTGCCACGAAAGTCAACTCATAAAGATTCTTTAGCTCATCAAAGAATAGATGACCATGAAAAGCTTT